GGTAAAACATTTACAGTTTTTATTGATGCCTACCATGATGATGATGCTGAAAATAAACTTATGGAAAGGTTTAGATACACTAAGCATACTGAAACACACTATGATATTTGGGTAGATCAATTTGAAGAGAAAAAACGATCCATTTATCTTAAAGCTGATGAACTTATCTTGGATAAATTTAGATGCCGAAACTTCAATAGAACTGCGAGGGTGTAGCTATGAGAGTATATAGTGCATTTGATGGTATGTCGTGTGGACAAGTGGCATTAAAAAGAAATGGCATTTATCCAACTACATATCTAGCGTCAGAAGTTGACAAATATCCTATCGCTGTAACGCAATATAATTTTCCTAATACTATACAGATAGGAGACATCAATAAAGTCAACCCTCATAGTATAAAAGATATTGATTTGATGATAGGTGGATCACCTTGTCAAGATGTATCTTTTAGTGGGAAAGGTAAAGGCTTGATCGAGGGAGAACGTTCCAATCTGTTCTTCAAGTGGGCAGAACATTTAGACATTATTAAACCCAAATATTTCTTGTTGGAAAATGTCCGAATGAAAAAAGAGTATCAAGATATAATTTCTAATACTCTTGGAGTGCAACCCATTATGATTCCGTCAAGTCTTGTGTCGGCACAAAAAAGAGATAGATGGTATTGGACAAATATCCCATTCGATATGCCTACAGATAAAAACATTTATCTTAAAGACATTGTTGAAGATGGCTATGTAGATAGAGATAAATCGTTCTGTATAGATGCTAACTATTTTAAAGGTGGTAATCTTAAAACATACTTTAAAAAACACAGAAGACAACTTGTGTTTGATGACCATAGTTGCATACAAGTGGGTGTAGCTGATATCAAAGGGTATGATATAATTAAGCGTGTATACTCACGAGAGGGAAAATCCCCAACACTAACAACTATGCAAGGTGGACATAGAGAACCCAAAGTCGTGTGTGGACAGATGGTTGGTCGCAAGATCAATCCTAAAACAAACAAGAGAGATGACTACAACCCTAACATCAAAACCGAGCAACGTATTGAGTTGAAAGGTGATGGTAAAAGTGGTGCTTTGACAACTGTACAAAAAGATAACCTTGTAGTTACAGATAAGTATTGGAGATCACTGACACCAAAAGAATGTGAACGTCTACAGACATTAGCTGATGACTATACTATGTTTGGAGATTTTGAAGATACTAAAATATCTGACAGAACAAAAGATGATTATTTTATTAAGGAAGTGTCTAAAACACAACGTTATAAAATGTTGGGCAATGGTTGGTGTGTAGATGTAGTCACAGAAATATTTAAGGGGTTGAAAAATGAGTTATGAAACTAATAACATAACTATGTTACAAGAAGTTATGTTTGAATTGTATGACGTATCAAATGGTCAAAGAACAATGTCAAAGGGTTTCGCTAAAGAACTTGCTGATAAACTTGCAGACTTAGAACTTAGACTTTCAACACCCATAATAGTGAGAGGTAAACGTAATGCCAAGACCTAAAAAATTTGATACAGAAATGAAAACTTACAACTTAACTCTATCTGTAGATACATACGATAAGTTAAATCATATAGCTACAGAGGAAACAAAAAATAGTTTGACTTCCGTTTCCATAGCTGATTTAATGCGATTCTCAATCAATGCATTTATAGATAGTTATAAGGAGATAGACAAATGACTATAAATATTAATTTTGACAACAACACAAAGTCATACTTAAAAGAAACATTTAGTGATGATGAAGTAACTGTATCGGAAGTAGATGCAGATGCAATGCACAAACATATAAGTAGTAATGATGCACAGACTGTATCTGATGTTATCCATGATGCTTTAGTTTCAATGGATATCGAGCATGATGGTTTTTCATGGGATATTAATGTAACTGTAGAACAAGAGGTAGACAAATGAGTAGTAAAATAGATAACGACTACAAAAATGGTTGGCGATATATAGTTTGGGTTGGTGCTGTTGATGATTACTATGTAAACTATAAAGATGCCAAGCGAGATGCAGACGAATGGAAGGACAAAGGTTATGATGATGTAATCATTGAACAAATAGAGGAGTATATACAATGAGTAAGGTAGGTGATTTAGTCATTGCAAATGAAGAATTGTTTTTTGAAATTGCCAATGAACAATTAAAAGAACACGACACAGTTCTTGGTCTTGAAGATTATATGTATGAACACCATCAACATTTAATGAAACACATGGATTGGCAAGATGTTTGTGATCAACTGTATGAAGGTTGGAATGAGTACCAATACAAATATCAGGAGATGAACGCACAGAAATGAGTACAGATATACAGAGAGTGTGTATACGAGAGGGTTGCAATAATGTCATCACTGATGCCAAACGACCCACACGAAAACTATACTGTCAAGAATACTGTATCAAAAGAACTTGGGATTTAAAAAATAGGACACCTAAAAAATTCCAAACACGATAACACAAAACGAGTTTTATTCCTTTCTCTTATTTTGTGTTTGACATAGGGTTGCATTAGAGCTAACTTCCTCAAAGTACATTTTTAATGCAACCCTATAGAAAAGAAAGGCAAACCCAATGACACAATCCAAACTTAATTCCTTATCTACACGATTGAACGTGGCTTTCCGTAAGTGTATAGATGGCAAATCAAACGACACTAAAAATGGCAAACCAAACGACACTAATAACTTCTATGCCAAAACAGTACCCTTTGGTTATTTTTGCGTTCAAAGAAATGAATTCATAAATTTTAAATTTTCTTCCTCTTCTTATTCAAAAAAAATAGATTACGATTACGATAACGAATATTAATTTATTTGAAAATAGGTATTGTGTTGTGTGTGTATGTGTGCATAATAGAATTATCTTTTAAAAAATAGAAAGGAATATTATGAAAGATGAATTTGATAAAAGAACTAATGACTTATTTGAGAAAGAAGAGTTATTGAGTAAAGATATGCAAATTGCAATATCAAAATTTATTAAACAATTAGTTAAAGATCAAATTTCTACTGCATTAAATGAGAGGGAGTTAACCTTTTCAAAATTTAGTATTGAAAAACTGAAAGAACTTTTACTTGACTATGATAGTGGAAATTTAGTTACAGGTGAAAATTTTGCAGATGAAATATATGCCCATGATATTGTAACTTCAGATAATTTTTATGATACTTTATTGGATAATGATGGAGCAACAAAAAATGATTTATCCGAAAGTATAGAAAAATATTTAACAACTTATGAACTGCAATTTATCATTCCTAAACTTGTGAGAAAGGAAACAAAACAATGATCAAAAAGTATGAAATTAATCCAGAATTTTTGGATATAATTGATAGCACTTATCAATTAGAAGTTTTGGAAAACCATCTAAAACTTGAATGTTCAAGATTAATTCGTGAAAATCTGGAAAATTCCCCATTAGATTTTATTGGTGGTAATGATCTGGATATATTAATTGATACTAACTTAGATATAGATAGTATTGTAAACCATGCTCTAATAGAAGGAGGAGAATAATGCCGTTAGATACTTTAGATTTAAACATTAACCAAATACCAAATGGTATTGAGTACATTCATAATAATATAAATGATATTGGATTGTTTGAACATCTAGGAGATGTCCAGAAAGTTCCATTACAATACTTTAATGAAGATAAAGATGGGGTTGTAAGCTCTCAACATCTTCAAAATTATTATGGGTTACTTAATACAAAAACTGATAAGCTTTTGCACTGTCGACCAGTTAGTAATACTTATAAACTTGTGCAACATACTGAGTTATTTAAAAAACAAGGTGATATGATAATTGATAATTCCGATCTTCCTCACAATAATGTAAAAGTTATTGACCATATTTATGAAGGTGGGAGACGTGCATCACGTTCTATACATTTTGAAGATTTAAAAATGCAGGTGGGAACAAAGCAGGACGAAGTAACGTGTCGTTTAGATGTTTTTAATTCTATCGATCAATCATGGTCATTCCAAGTTTTTTCTGGTGCATATCGTTCACTATGTCGTAACACTCAGGTGTTTGGTGGAGAGAAAGCTTATCAACAAAACCATAAACATACGAGAGGATTAGAAGTTGATCAGATGCTCTCAAAAGCTCAGACATCTTTACAGTCTTGGAATGAAAATAAAGCTCAGATGTTAGCTTGGAAAAACATTCCATTGACTGAAGAAAAATTTGTTAAGTTTTTATCTAACACATTGTGCAAAGTAAAAAATGGTGATGGGGTTCGTTTACTTAAAGAAGAAAAATACAGAGTAAACCAAAAACAACTAAATTACCTTACACAAGTATATCAGAATGAAATTAAAGATTGTGGTGCTAACCTTTGGGGTGGTTACAATGCCTTGACACATTGGTCAACACATACACAAGAAAATTACGTTGACGTTGATGGAAAAGATCAAGTTAGTGGGGTTTCTAAATCACAACATTCTGTAAAACTTAATAGACAAAACATGGTACGCAATTTGCTCAATTCGGAAGAATGGCAGACATTAGAACACCAAGATAAGGTAATTGCGTAATGAATTGGAAAACATTATTATATATCTATAAAATTATTGTTGCGTTAATAATTTTAACTGTTTTATTTTTAATGGCTGTTTGGTCTACTTAAATAAAATTCATAAATAAATTAAATTGGGCTAGGTGTATTGACTTAGCCCTTTTTTTATTTATACTTGTGTTTATTAATAACTACTCAAATAAACAATTTTGAAAGGATTTAATTATGAGTATTAAAAAAACATTTATTGCAAACCTTAACCCAGAAGATGAAAACAATGATTTAAAATCTCTTTCTGTATTAACTAAAGAACAAGCGAATTTAATTCATCTCCAATCAAAATTACTTTTGCAACAAGCTGAAAGTTTAAAAGAGTTATTGGAAAGCTTTGGCATTTGTGAGAGTTGGTATAATCAAAAGCGTATTAATTTGGGTGAAGTTGTTTCTACTAATAAGATGATTGGTTTTAATTCACATCTTGATAAGATGGAAAGGAAAGGGGGTTAATTATGACCAGAAAACATTTTGAAGAACTTGCGAGATTTTGTGGATCGAATAACTTAGATGATGATCTACTAGAAGATCTTGCGAATATATGCAGATCATTCAATGCAAACTTTCAGAGAAATAAATTTTATGAAAGATGTCTTCAACATAGGACAAGAACAAATGATCTACGATAATTCACAAAAAGAATGTATCGAATGCAACAAATTGAAATCTAACCACGAGCTTGTTACAGTGATAGATCAATATATTTGCATTCGGTGTTGGTTGAAGATTAACAATGTTATTAATACTCCGACCAGAAGAAAGTCTATATCCTTTAAGGTTCGTGATGAATTAACTGCTGAACGAGTAAAAAAAGATATTGACCTTTATTTTAATATGTAATATTAATTGTATTATATATTTTTCCTCCTAACTGCCCCAAGAATTAAACCTCTTGGGGCTTTTTTTATGTCTACTTAATAAATAGTTTAAGCGTTGTAAGTATTATATATTTTTGTCAATGGCATTAAATACTTCTATTTTTATTGACCTTTAAAGATGCCTTAAAAGTAATTCATATAATTAATTGGCAAAGTTTATTATACGAGCATGTGTGAGATGCATATACTATTAATTGGTGGGTTGGTTTTGCTTGTTGCATTTGTGGTGGTTAAAAACCTTTCAATGAAAGGTATGAAGGCAAAAATAAAATAACTAAAAATATATCGTGCGTGTGCACGTGAAGGGTCACCCCACCCCCCATACATGTACATGCAATCTATCGGTCATTTTTATTTTTTATAGTTTCTTGTATGATTAAGTCGTGCAACTCTATAGGTAGACCCGGCTGGGCACTAAAAAAGCCCCTAATGCAGGACATTGGGGCTTACTGTATATATTACCTCGGCAGGTTCAACTGCATTGTACAGTTCAGATTCACTTTTGTCAACCCATAAAATAACTTATTGACAATTTTTTTATAAACTATATTATATATATAGTAATGCGTTGCAAAATGTCACAAAGATACAACTTATTACCTTACAATACGAACTTTTTGATGGACTTTCGCACCATTACTAACAAAATGCTATGAATTTATTGCCACAAAAACATAAATCGGTTAAAATTACCGAAAAAGAAGAACTATTCCTTCAAAACCTATTTAAAAATGGGGGATCGGTGTCTGCCGCAGCAGTTGATGCAGGATATCCACAAGGATCAGTCACGTGGTTGAAAAATAAACTCGCTGATGAAATACTAAAACGGTCAAAAAACCTTTTAGCAACAGCATCCGTAAAAGCAACAAACAAATTAATACAGATGATTGACACTCCTGAAGTCGTAAGAGGAGATGATCTACGATTAAAGGCGGCAGAATCGTTGTTAAACAGGGTAGGTTTGGGTAAAGAAGAAACACACAACCATAATGTACAAGCATTGCACGGTGTAGTGCTGTTGCCAGCAAAAAAGGGGATGGAGATTGGCTAGACTTACATTTAGAAGTGGAAAGGACGATGAAAATTTTTTTAAAGAGTTAGAGGAAGCTTTACAACCTCTTTTTGAAAATAATGCTGTTGCAAAACTAGGATTTTATGCAATTAAAGATAGTGATGTTTTTAAAAAAGCTTTAGGTTCTGAGTATGAGGGGGGAGCAAATTTTCAACTTGATTTGAGTATAACTGATGAAATAGAAGAATTAAATGAAAGGTCTTTAGAGGGTTTTTATTTATCTCCAACCGACAGCTATTCTGGTAGCATTGTAGTAAAACAAGCCATAGAAGATAATGATGAAATATCCGATATTCAAAAACGTTTTATTCTTAATGCTATTGATGAAGACAGTACCTTTGTACATGAACTTACACACGCTGGACATAATGTGTTAAATAAAATGTTAAGCGAAGGAACTTCTCCGATTGAAGAATTATCTCCAAAACAAGACCCAAAATACATTACGGTTGTACCTTCAGGAGTAGATCCAAAAACTACAGAACTTAATATGCGTTTAAAAGAAGAAGGTGCTCCTGTTGAAATTACAGGGGGGTATCAAAGAGAACAGTTTCCTAATGAAACAACAAATATTATAGCTCGACTAGGTTTGGGTCGTTCAGATTCCGATGCTTTGATATTTACGGAAAATTTAGTTGACATGCATACTTATGATACTATGGTCCCATCATATATAAAATTTGACAATTTTAAACTTTTAAATGCGATGAGATCTGAACAAACTTTGGCTAGGCTGAAAAATCCAACTTACAACGAGCAAATAAGAACAACAATTAACCCTATTGGATCAGATATAGGAGATTATAAAAAAGACCCTGATCTTCCGTATGATGAAGTTAAAAATCCGTTACGAGAGTTTGACCCAAGGGAATTTAAAACTGATCCCACTAAAAATATTAGGGGCAAATTTGGATTTTATCCCTCGGATTCGGATTACTTAAAAATGTTACGTGACAATAATGAGAAGTTAAACAATACGGCAAAAAAAGTTTTAGACTTACTTGAAACACCAGCCAATACTAATGAAAAAGAAATTTCAAAAAAACCGTCTTGGTGGCAGAAAGCATTAGATGCATTGCCTTTTAAAGAGGGGGGAACAGTAAAATCATTAGACAGTCAAATGAAAGAATTAAAAGTTGACGAATAAATCCACAAGGGGTAGACCTAAGAAAGACCCAAATGCTCCTAAAGCTAACTACCACTTATCAAAACTAGAGTTAGCACGGAGAGCTACACAAAAAAGAATACGAGATCAACGTAAAAAAGCAAAGAAAGCATCAGCGAAGGCAGAACAACATAAACATCATGCTAAAAAAATTGAAACAAGTGCTAAAAAATTACAAACAGGGCTTGCAGGAGTATCTTCACGAGTTATCGATAGGGCTGACCTTAATATTGCATCCGAACCTGTCAAAGAACTTGTTGAAGATCAAGAAGTTATTTTCCAACCTAATAACGGACCTCAAGAAGAGTTCTTATCAGCTTCTGAAGAAGATGTGCTCTATGGTGGGGCTGCAGGGGGAGGAAAAAGTTTTGCGTTGCTTGTTGATCCTCTTAGGTACTGTCATAATAGTAACCATCGTGGTCTACTCCTTAGACGTACTTTAGATGAACTAACAGAACTTATCGACAAATCAAAACAGTTATACCCAAAAGCATTTCCTAATGCACATTTTAGAGAATCAAAATCCACGTGGGTGTTCCCTTCTGGGGCAACGATGTGGTTTACATATCTTGACCGTGATAAAGATGTTACACGTTTTCAAGGTCAAGCGTTTAATTGGATAGGGATAGATGAGATAACGCAATATCCAACACCGTATGTGTGGGATTATTTGCGTTCAAGGTTACGTACAACAGATCCAGAATTGCAACCATTTATGTCAATGCGTTGCACAGGCAACCCCGGTGGAGTCGGTGGGTGGTGGATTAAAAAAATGTATGTAGATACAAGTGAACCTAACATAGCATTTCCAGCTACGGATATAGAAACACGACAAGAGTTATTATATCCAGAGGGTCACGAGAAAGCTAGGCAGCCGTTGTTCTACCGAAAGTTTATTCCAGCACGGTTGACTGATAACCCCTATCTAATGCAAGATGGACGATACGAAGCCATGCTTAGATCCCTCCCAGAAGTGGAAAGGAAAAGACTTCTCGATGGGGATTGGGATGTTGCAGAGGGAGCAGCATTCCCTGAATTTACAAAGCAGAAACACGTTGTTGCACCATTTGAAATGCCAACCAACTGGCCCAGAATACGTGCTGCAGACTATGGATATGCAAGTCCATCGTGTGTATTGTGGGGGGCAATAGATTGGGATAATAATATCTGGGTGTACAAAGAGTTGTATGTAAAACAACACACAGCCGAACAACTTGCCGACAGAATATTGGAAATGGAACAACAAGAACCAACACCACATTACACCGTATTAGACTCATCGTGTTGGAACAGAACAGGCTTTGGTCCGTCCATAGCTGAGTCTATGATGCGATCAGGAGTTCGTTGGACTCCCTCTGATAGGAACAGACTTATGGGCAAGATGGAAATACATAGACGATTAGCAGATAACCCATTGACAAAACTTCCAAGAATCCGTATATTTAATACATGTAACAACACTGTTCGGCAACTTGCTGGAATACCGTTATCAAAGTCAAACTCTGAAGATGTAGATACAAAAGCAGAAGATCACGCATATGATGCGTTGCGTTATATGGTAATGACAAGAATGAGTCCTCATGTATCTATACATAAAAGTTTGCAACATATTAAAGAACAAACATATCAACCTCAAGATAATACCTTTGGATACTAATTATGGCAGGCTCAAGTTATCTAGTTAAAAATCCAAATTTTAATGTAGATGTAACTACGTTAAGAGATTTTATAAAAATATACGCAAAAGAAAATGCGAAACTTAAAAATCCTGATAAATATATTAACGATTTTTTAAAAGTAAAACCTTTACAACAATTTTTAGACAGACCAATGTCTGTACTTTTTGAAACATCAAAAAATCCAAATAATAATCCTTATGCAATATTTTATGATAACGAAGTAGAAAGAGTTGGAACTGGAGAAAAATTCTCTAATGTAATTCTTCCTGTTAAATCAAAGTTTCAAGTTCTTCAAGATAACTATAGTCAAAATTTAGCATCAAAAGGGGAGGTAGCCGCAGTTGACATAGTTGCAGCAAGAATTACTCCTGACAAACCTAAATCAAAGTCCAAAAAACAAATTGTAAAACCTCGATTGATGGGGCAATTTCAAATAGAATTGATGAAATATGTTGCAAAGACCCGTAACAGCAACCCTGAGAATGCTTCAAAAGCTAGGGGTGCTTTACTTCTTATGAACACTGGTATGCGACCAAATGAAATATTAGGATTAAGGGCAGGTGATATACAGTTTATCGAAGAAAGTGCAGCTCCGGGCATTGTTCAAAGAAATGTTAAAACAGGAGATGTTGCAAATGTGGTTTTAGGACCACGAAGTTATGCAATAGTACAACAACAACTGGCTGATTTAAAATCCCAAGGTATTAATATAACAGCAAACACACCCTTATTTAAAGGTATAGATGACAAAGTTTTAACAAATTTTTTAAAAAATATAAAAGTTCCCGGAATAATAGAAGATGTACGTTTGCTTGAAGGACGGACAAGTCCTGCTAAATATGATACAATTACCTCTTATGATTTTAGAAGACTTCATGCTACAGCAGCTTATAATTTAAGAATAAGCTCTGATGAAGCTCGTACAGCAAAAGGCAGTATAGCAGGAAAAACTCAAGAGATAGATTATATATCTCCTGAACCGGGATTCTTTGAACCAGAAGCTACTAAAATTCCAAATAGATTAGATAATTATTATTTTAATTTGCTCCAAAAACAAGCTGCTACAGGTGGCAAACTGCCCCCCAATGTTGTGTTAGATCCAAATGCTGATTTAATTAAAATAGCTATAGGAACTGAAAAATTTAAAGTAATGCCTGCTGATAAACCATATGAAATAAAAACGCTTGTCGAAGCTCCTGAAGTAACATATGCACAAACAGTTACAGAAGAAACAAAAGACGATGATTCAAAAAAACGTATTAGCAAATTTGATGACTTACCACCCCATATAAAAACAATTTTGAAAGGAACATTAAAAACTGCACAATTTGTACTTCCACCAGTTGGAGCAGCATTAATGTACCAAGAAAGTAGAGCTGAAGGATTTGATCCAGTAGAATCAGCAGTAATAGCATCAACTGAATTTGCCCCAATATCCGTTGGGGATGTAAAAGCAGTAAAAGATGTTGCAGGATTTGCACAAAGAGAAGTTGTAGATCCATTAACTAAACCTGTTGCAGAAGCAGCAAGTAAACTTAAAACAGGCTTTTTAGAAAAATTTACACCTAAAATGCCATCATTAAATTAGGGAGAAAATTATGCCGGGAAGTAATTATAATTACGGTGCAAACTACATTATGAACTCAGACAAAACATCTGTAAATGATCCGATGGGTTCAAATCAATTGAACAGAGAAGCTTTACAATTTGATACAAGAGCTTCACAGGATGTTCTAACACAGGATGCACCAAAGAAGCAAACTAAAGCAACAGTTGAAGCTTCACTTTTTGCAATGGCTGATCAAAAAGATTATTAAAAATTATGGAAGAAAACTTTCTGCAACCACCTGATGACGAGTCAGTTCAAGTACAAGACCCAGAACAACAAATGCCGGGCTTGGCAGGATATGTCAAATCTAAGTTTGAAGATTCTGAAAATGGTAGACGTGTGCATGAGCAAAAGTGGTTGCAAGCGTATAAAAACTTTAGAGGAATTTATGACAGTACGACTACGTATCGAGATTCTGAAAGATCACAAGTTTTTATAAAAATAACAAAAACAAAAGTTCTTGCAGCCTATGGGCAAATTGTTGATATACTTTTTAACAATAAAAAATTTCCAATTACTGTAGACCCAACTCCTGTGCCTGAAGGTATTGTAGAATTTGCACATACTAAAACTCCTATTGATGATATAACTGATCCGTATGGATTTGAAGGGGATGGTAGAGAAATCCCTGCAGGAGTATCTGACCCAAATAAATTAGGAGCAAAGTATAAAAATCTTCCATTAGAAGAAGGTCCGTCCAATGTAGGAGAACCTCAAGTTAGTCCTGCTAAAGAAGCTGCAAGGGAAATGGAAAAGTTGATCCATGATCAGTTGCTTGATACAAATGCAGTTACAGTTTTTAGAAATGCTATTTTTGAATCATCTTTGTTGGGAACTGGAGTTATAAAAGGTCCGTTTAATCATTATAAACGTGTTCACAAATGGGCAACTACAGAAGATGGGGCAAAAACGTATGATCCTTATGAAAGATTAGTTCCACGTCTTGAGTATGTTTCATGTTGGGATTTCCATCCAGATCCATCAGCCACTTCTATAGAGGATTGTGAATATGTTATTCAACGTCACAGAATGACACGACAACAATTAAGAGCCTTAATTAATAAACCATACTTTGATGCAGAACAAATTGAAGATTTAATAGCAAAAGGTCCTAACTACGAAGATAAATATTACGAAGATACAATCCGTGATGATGAAACTCAGCCAAACACTTACGAAAACAGGTTTGAAGTATTAGAGTATTGGGGAGTTCTTGATGCTAAATTTGCACGAGAAGTAGGTCTTAATATAAGTTCAGACATGAGTCAATTTGAGCAAGTTCAAATTAACGCATGGGTATCAGGAGCAAACGTACTACGATGCGTTTTAAATCCATTTACACCTGCCAGAGTTCCATATAATGCATTCCCATATGAAGTAAATCCATATCAATTATGGGGTGTAGGAGTTGCTGAAAATATGGAAGATGCTCAGTTGTTAATGAATGGGCATGTAAGAATGGCTATTGATAACTTGGCATTAGCAGGTAATCTTGTATTTGATGTTGATGAAGCAAGTCTAGTCCCCGGTCAAAACATGGATATATTTCCCGGAAAGATATTTAGAAGACAATCTGGGGTAACTGGAACAGCAATCAATGGGTTGAAGTTTCCAAATACAGCAGGCGAGAACTTACAGATGTACCAAATAAGTAGGCAACTTGCTGATGAAGAAACAGGGTTGCCATCTATTATGCATGGACAAACAGGAGTAAGTGGCACAGGTAGAACTGCTGCAGGACTCTCAATGTTGTTAGGTGGTGCATCATTATCGGTAAAAACAGTTATAAAAAATATAGATGATTATTTATTAAAACCAATTGGTGAGTGTTATTTTCAATGGAATATGCAATTTAATAAAGATACTCCAGAGGTTGAAGGTGATCTTGAAATTAAACCAAATGGTTCTATTGGTGTTATGCAAAAAGAAATACGCAGTCAAAGGTTAACGGCTTTGTTACAAACAGTTTCAAACCCTATGTTAGCACCTTTTATCAAGTTACCAAATTTAATGAAAGAGTTAGCTATAGCACAAGACATTGATCCTGATGAGTTAGTTAATGATCTTTCTGAAGCTAAAATCTATGCTCAAATGTTACAAGGATTACAAAATGCTCAACAACAAGCAAGCCAAACTGATAGCCCCCCTAATCAACAACCACCAAATATGGAGCAATCTGGAGGAGTACCTAATGGAACTGAGGGAGCTAGTGGTGCAGGGAATGACGGTAGCTCAATCGGAGTCGGAGCTACGCCAACTGCAGGGGAAGCTGGCTTTACTGGCAACACTCCTGAAATTGAAACATAATCATAAGGAAGTAATAAAAAATGGTTGATGAATATCAAGATATTGATTTTGGAGAAATGGGTGGTGAAAGTTTTATTTCACCTAGTTCTGATCTAATAAATCCAAATAAAGTTTTAGAAACTACAGGGATAGATGTGTCTTCTAAAGCAACGTCAGATAGCCAAGATGATCTTTATACAAACCCAATTATAAAACAATTTGTTACAGGAAAATCTAGCAAAGATATTTCAATATTTGATAATCTCTATTCTGAAAAATTTCCATCATATGAGAATATGTTAACCACTGCAGGTTTAGTAGATAAATCAAATTCGCCTTTTAATACAAGAAATATGATGTCGCAAGGAGCTGCATCGGCACTATTAGGTCCTGCAGGTATACTTTTTGGGGGTGGGGATTTTGGTTTTGGAACACAATTAAAAGGTCCTACAGGTAAAAATGTATTTTCTGTAGGAGGAATTAGTGAACGAGCACTCCAAAAACATTTTGCTAATTTTACAGCAGTGCAACAGGCTAGACAAGCTGCAATTCAAACTATTGGTCAATCGAATTTACCAAAATCTATTGATAGAAATAAGGATATGGGTTTTGCAATGACTATTGGTAATAATCATTTTTCACGTGCTCCTAACCAAATGTATTATGATGGTCTTAAATCTCATTTATCTTCTGAAGATGGTAATGCACATGCAATGTTAAAAGCAATGGACGCTATTTCAAAAGGATTTGATCCACGAGGGTTTAGGCTTGATGGCGAAAATGAAGACACTGGTGATGCTTTAAATAGTGGTGGAACAGGGGGATCTGTAACAGATGATGGTTATTATACTTTCGTAGCAAACAATGGGTTTGGGTATTCAAAGTCTAAACTTTATGGGGGATCTTTAACTAAAACACTAGCTGATGATATGGGAGTAAGCATTACAGTTTTAACACAAGCTATGGAAAAAGCTCGTGCTGACAAAAATGTAACCGTAACTTCAGCAATAGAAGAATTAACAGCTTCTGATGATATTGCAATAATTACGGATGTTCCTGAAAATGAAGATGATAACAATAATAAAAAAGATACAATGGATGATCGTATTAAAGCAGGGGATTATAGCTTATTGAATAAGGGAGGAGAGGTTAAAGATTCTCCTACAGTTTCTGTAAATCAACTTGCTTCAATATTAAAAACAAATAGATTATCCCAAAATGAAACAATGGATGATGGTTTAGTAGAAAATTTTGCACAAAAGTTAAATGAAGGTGGTCAAATAAATTTAAATGAAGTAGGATTTATAGGGGGTAAAACACCTAATCAAGTTACAGAAAAAGATTCTATTGCAGATGATGTGCCATTAAATATGAAAGAAGATGACTATATGTTAAATTCACCATCTGTTGAAAAACACGGTATTAGAAACGTGGTAAATATGATAACGAGAGGACTAAGAGATGCGTCTGCCGCAGGAGTAGAAATAGTTGATATTCCTGTAGATATTCCAAGAAGTGAACTTGTGAAAGTGTTAGCATCAGAATCTGAAGTCCGTATTCCAAGCGAATTAGTTCCGTTCATAGGTTTGGCAAACCTTGAAACAATTAACAAAAAAGGTATAGCTGAAGTAGAACGAAGAACTAAGTAAACGTAGCTACCTGCAATAATGCAGCCCTACACAACCGAGCAGTTACCCATGCCAATGGCCCTGCGACCTAATGAGGAGAAAAAAATGGCAAAACAAAAGGGGGCGAGAGCCAACAAACCCAACGATTCATTTGGAACTGTAAACAATACAAGTCTATATAGAAATAAATATAGAGATGACGTTTACAAAGAAGATGAAGAGGATAATAAAGAAAACATTGAACAAGCTGTTTCTGACGATAATGCTGACCCTTCCAATAAAGAAGCTACTCAGGATAAAGAATTATCAGAAAGTTTTGCACAAAAAAAAGAAACAAAAGATGTTGATTACAAGAAACGATACGATGATTTGAAACGTCACTACGACCAAAAACAGGAAGAGTGGAAACAAAAAGTTGAATCGGTTCAACAACCTCAAGATAACTTAAATGCCTTTAAAGACAAGTATCCTGATGTACATAATGCTGTTGAAGAAATAGCAACAAATAAAGCTGAAGCACAACTAGCATCATTAAAACAAGAGCTTGACGCTTTAAAAGGTAGAGAAAAAGAACTTGAAAAAGAAAAAGCCTATGAAGAACTTTTAAGACTTCAACCTGATTTTAATACTTTAAAAGAAGATGAAAAGTTTTTAAAGTGGCTTGATACGCAACCTGAATCAATATCTGACGGCATTCTTAAAAATAATTCTAATGCAAAATGGGCTTCACGAATTGTTGACTTATATTATGCAGATAATGGCTCAAAGAAATCTGTTAAAGTTCCAGACGCTGCAATATCAGTGTCATCCAAGGGGGCAAAAGAAGTTTCCACATCTCAACAAAATAAAAAAGTATGGAAAGCTTCTGAAATAGGTAAAATGAAACCTTGGGATTTTGAAAAGCTTGAAAAAGAAATTGATAAAGCTCGTTCAGAAGGAAGAATAGATTTCTCTTCATAATTATTAACTTTAACTGAAGGGAGAAGCTAAAATGGCTTTTGATACTACTACAGGTTATGGGAATCTGCCTAGTGGTAATTTTACACCGTCTATTTTCAGTCAAAAAGTTCTTAAATTTTTTCGTAGAGCATCGGTTGTAGAGGATATTACTAATACAGACTATGCTGGGGAAATTGAAAATTTTGGCGATACGGTTAATATTATCAAAGAACCTACAATTACAGTGTCATCTTATACTAGAGGTGCTGTAGTTAACCCACAAGACTTGGCTGACGATCAAATTAGTATGGTTGTTGACCAAGCAAACGCATTTGCGTTTAAAATCGATGACATTGAGGAACGTCAATCTCATGTCAATTTTGAAGCATTAGCAACATCATCTGGTGCGTATTCTCTAAAAAGAAAATACGATGCTAACGTCTTAGACCTTATGGCAACTAATGCTGGATTAAATGGCGAATCAGGAGCAACAACTGCTCAGATTGCAAACATCGGAACACTTGGAACTGCATTAAATATTAATACAGGTACTCCGGGTGATAACGCTGTAAACGTTATGTTATTAATGGCTACAGCATTAGACGATCAATCTGTGCCTGAAGAAAACAGATGGTTTGTTGCACCACCACTATTTTACAAACACTTATTCTCAGCAGGTGGTAAATTTGCTGAAGTCCAAGTGACAGGAGATCAAACTTCACCATTGAGAAATGGTCTAGTATCTCTTGGTAACATTGCAGGATTTACATGCTATAAATCAACAGCATTAAATTCTTCTGGTGGAACTGATCAAGTAACCGTGTCTGGTTTAGCAACTGATAGTACAGAAAATATCTTGTTAGCTGGTCACATATCATCAACTGCTACTGCATCACATATTGCTAAAACTGAAGTCGTTAGATCAACAGAAAGTTTCTCTGACGTAGTTAGAGGACTTCACGTGTTTGGTCGTAAGGTACTCAGACCTGAAGCAATCTGTCGTGCTGTTGTAAGCATAGATTAAGGGAGATTAGTTTATGGCTACTATTGATAGAACACCTAACGGTGGAACTACAGGACATCCATCTAATGTTGCAAGACCTTATGTGATGACTTCTCAAGTGCACGATACTGCTGATGGTGGTACAGGTGGCGACATCATTCAATTAATTGATGTTCCTGCTGATACTATGATTGTTGCAGGTGCTTTAGAAGTTCTTGAAGCAAGAGGTAATGGACAGATAACTATGGATATCGGTATTACTGGTGGTGATGTAGACTGTTTTGTTGACGGATCTGCACTAGCTGCTGGTTTTACACCATTCCTTGAAGCTGCAACAGGGGCTTCTGGTTCTAATGCTAGAATCTTAACCTCTGCAGATACTATCGATGCATTAATCATCGATGGTGGATCAACAGGCGAAAGTGCCGCTAGATTTCGTGTTCACGTTGTCTTAGCTGACATTTCTAAAAACCCTGTCGAATCTGCTACAGTTTCAACTGGAACTTAAGTAATATAAGGGGCAGGGCAACTTGCCCCTTTAACTTTAAATAAAAAGATTAAATGTTACTACAATTATTAAACCCAGAAGAGGTAGACTTCTGTATAAAAAATAACTGCCAAATGGAAGATGGCTCAAAATCTAAGCCACTTACAGGATCAAAAGATAACCAAGAATCAACAAACATGCCTGATAAGGTACGTGGGTTGATAACACAAAAAATATACAACAACCCATTTGTTGATGCAGTTATAAATCCTACAAAAGTGTCTGTAAACTTTTACAACCAATATGAAGAAAATGGACACTACGATAAACATATTGACAATTTTAAAGCAGAGCCAAAAACAGCAAACACGTATTTTGATTATGGATTTTCAATATGTCTCAGTGATGACTACGAGGGTGGTGAATTTATTGTAGATAATGAAATAGGTGAAATACCTTATAAGTTACGAGCAGGGCAAGTTCTTTTCTTTCCAATTATATATGCTCATACAGTTGCACCAATAAAAAAAGGTGTAAGAAAAGCAATTATAGGTTGGTTGTCTACTAACGTATCTTATGAACAAACATACATACTGCGTAATTTATATGATGTAAATATGCATTTTGTAAAACAAAATAATAATGGGATGGCTGTAAAATCAACTTTAGCACAGAATTATCTTAAAAAATTATGGGGAAAATAAGTGGCAAAGAAAGGTGATATGAAAGGGCATACTATAAAGGGGGGTCATAAAAGACCAACCAAAGCTGGTGCAGGAATGACAGCTAAAGGTATTGCAAAATATCGCAGAGATAATCCCGGCAGTAAATTAAAAGGTGCAGTTACTGGAAAAGTAAAGGCAGGTAGTAAAGCTGCAAAACGTAGAAAATCATTTTGTGCTAGAAGTGCAGGACAAATGAAGAAGTTTCCTAAAGCAGCAAAAAACCCAAACAGTCGATTAAGACAAGCTAGAAGGAGATGGAAATGTTAAAGGGTGGTCAAAAAAAATTGGATAAGAATAAAGATGGTAAAATTAGTGGTGCTGACTTTAAACTTATGAAAAAAGGTGGATCTGCAAAAAAGAAGTCTACAAAGAAAAAAACATCAGGAGCAAAGCCAAAAAATCCTGCTCTGTACGCTAGAGTTAAAGCTGAAGCAAAACGTAAATTTAAAGTATACCCATCAGCATATGCAAACGCATGGTTAGTGCGTACATATAAGAAAAGGGGTGGAACTTACGCATAATGGCTAAACCTAAAGGTGGATTAACAAAGTGGTTTAAAGAAGATTGGCGAGATGTCAAGACAGGCAAGAAGTGTGGACGGTCTGGCAAAGAAAAAAAAAGTAGACCATATCCTGCGTGTAGACCTGCAAAAGTAGCTAAAAAGATTAGTAAAACTGAAGCACGAAAGAAGACAGGACCTAAAGCCGTTAAGTGGTCTGTCACAGCTTCAGGCAGAAGGAGAAAGAAAAAATAATGTGGATACCAGTAATCGTTATAGCATGGAGTTTAAATGGAGTTCCAACATGGGTAAATTTTCCTATGGTTAATTTTCCATTTAGTGTGTATGAAAATTGTTTAGAATACACGGCTCGTATAAAAGACAGTGTAAAACAAAATGAAGCGTATGTCAATGGGTTTGCTACTTGCATACAAGCACCAATAACATTAGGAGAAAATACATAATGTTTCAAGCACTCATAGGACCAATAGCTGAACTTGCTGGATCATTCATGCAAGGACAAATTGATAAACAAAAGGCAAAGGCTACATTAGCACAGACTAAAGCCGAAGCCGAAGCAGAAATTATGCGTACTGCTGCCACACATGATTCCAAATGGGAAATTATTATGGCACAGGGCACACAGAACTCGTGGAAAGACGAGGTGGTCACTATTGTGATTTTAATTCCAACAGTGCTAGTCTTCATTCCCGGTATGGAAGATGTAGTTAAAAACGGTTTTGCACGACTTAATGAGTTGCCTGAGTGGTATACTTATTTGTTGTTTTTAACAGTATCTGCCGCATTGGGGATAAGAGGATTAGATAAATTTAAACGTAAAAAATAAGGGGGCTATTATGGCTGGCATGAAAAAGAAAAAAGGCTACGCAAAAGGTGGAGCAATGAAGAAAACTAAAGCTATGGCTAAAGGTGGGGCTATGAAGAAAACTAAAGCAATGGCTAAAGGTGGAGCTATGAAGAAAAAAATGATGGGTGGTGGAATGATGAAAAGAGGTATGAAACGTAAATAATGCCGTACTTGATCAGTAACGTACCCCATTTTCATTGTTGGGTACGGAGAGAGTTTACGTCTAACCATCAAAAATATCATGGTGAATTTTTACACGCTATGGTATTTGCAGTAAATACCATACCAGACAGATCTCTTAGTTTTCAACTTGTATTTACAGGTTGCGAAGCAGATTTTGAAGATGGTCTTGAAACAAACATACATGGTGGAGCAATGTGGGCAAGAATGCCAATACAAGCATTGGTTGCCGATATACCACTTGAAGAATGGTCAGATCCTATGGAAGACCATTTAGTACAACCGTGGGATTGTGAGTCAAGAAACCACAGTGTTGTAGTCATGGACAGAGTAAGTTCTAGTCCGTGGTTATGTAAAATAGGTAACGAGTTTTATAACGGTAAGTATCTATTTACAGTTGACTACACAGACAGTGATATAGCAGATGACCCTGCTCAACACAAACAATCCCATGTATTATATTTAACGGATGCAGGAAAATGGACAGGAAATTTTGTTGCATTACCAAACAATAGAGTTCGTGCGACAAGTCCTGCTTTGTGGCGAACAGGCGAAGGTGCACCTGATTTTACACCTTCTCAATGGAAACACTCTGCTGAACAGCACGAAAGCTATTTAGATCCAAACATAACATTTAATAACTTATATCAGGAATAAAAATATGGCATGCGAATGTGGTGATAATTGTACGTGTAATACAAAAGATTTAATACCAGATAAAGAAGCCTACCAAGTAAACAAAAGGAGAATGGCGTGGGTTTTGATACTGCTTATGGCTATAACTACTATAGCTACACTAATATTACCAGAAAGACTAGAAGGAGCAGAAAGCATTTTGATGACTCAATATATCAGTATGTGTGGCTTGGTCGGAGCATATTTTGGTTTTAGTGCAATCAGTGGGAGAAAATAATGGAATTATTTATTGACAAGTTAAGGAAAGAATTAGAAGAAGATGAAGGATGCATATACGAAATATACCTCGACCACTTGGGTTATCCAACGTTTGGAATTGGACATTTGGTTACACAACATGACCCAGAATACGGAGAACCTGTCGGAACACGAATTAGCTCAGAAAGAATCAGTGAATGCTTTGAACAAGACATCATGGTCACCATTAACGATTGTAAAAAAATTTATGATGATTGGCAACATCTTCCAGAAGAAGTAAGATTAATATGTGCAAACATGATGTTTAATCTAGGGTATCCTCGCTATTCAAAATTTCGTAAATGTATACAGGCTATAAAAGATGGCATGTGGTCTGATGCCGCAAGGGAGATGGAATCAAGTCGATGGCACAAACAAGTCACGAACAGAGCAGACAGGCTGATAGAAAGAATGAAAAACATAAAAATGTTGCAACCTGTAACTTCACCGAAGTAGAGCTTGCTCGTCAAAAAAATCGTAAACGTCACATTCAAGCATTATGTGAATTTTTTAAACCTATAAACAAGGAGTTCAAAGTCTATGTCTACAGAAAAACTGTACCAAACAAATAATTACGACACATCACCAAGCGAATACGAACCTGATTTTTTTGATGGTGACAGTTCTTTTGCAGGTAGTATAGGCGAGTTTGATACTACTTTTATCAATAGCGACCCACCACAAATAACATTTTTTGATTGGTTAGATGATAAGTTAGTAGAAAATAAAGGTACAAGTTTTTTTGATTGGTTGCATGAAAAATTGTGATAGAGTTTGTTCTATACGTATATCTAGGAAGTAGATTATATAATGATACACAAATATTTGACAATATCGATAGGTGTAGATATTTTGCAGAAAGATTAAGCGAACAGCGTTCAGTACCCCAGCCTGATGGAACGCAAAAAAAATTAACGGCTGTGTGTTTACCAAAGGATAAATAATGTTAGACCCCATCACATTATCAGCAGCCGTTAGTGCAGCTAATATTGCCTACAACGGCATAAAAAAAGCTGTGCAAGTTTCTCGTGATATAGAAGACGTAACAGGAGAAATTGGTAAATGGATGACAGCCGTTAGTGATGTAGATAACATCAATAAACAGGCTAGTAACCCATCACACATAGATCGTATATTTAATGGATCTGTAGAAGAAGTTGCTCTTCAGTCGTTTGCGGCTAAAAAGAAAATACAAAAACAAAGAGAACAACTTAAAAATTTTATAACGGCTCATTATGGTTTATCGGCATGGGAGTCTATTTTAAAGGAAGAAGGAAAAATTAGATCGGCTAGACAAAAAGCCGTGTATGCTAAAGAGGAAAAATTAAAACAAATTAGAGATTTTATAATTATGGGGATAGCCACTTTAGTTGGTTTTGGTTGCATCGTATTAATGGGATGGTTAATTATGCAATCACAGAAATAAGTTTACAAATAAGTAGTATGTATGTATAATAAGTTATGAAACATTTTTTTAAAGAAGCATTAGCATTTGCTGTTAAAAAAGCCAAATCTGATCAACAAGTTAAAGAAATTACAACTAACTTCAAAGATATATACAAGTCCATAGATAAGGCAATAAATAAAAATGGCAAGCACATATCTAACACTAATAAATAACGTATTACGAGATATAAATGAAGTTGAATTAACGAGTTCTTCTTTTAGCAGTTCTCGTGGTGTACAGACTTCCGTAAAAGATTTTGTTAATCGTGGAATTACGGATATAATTAATTCTGAACTTAACTGGCCCTTTACACGAGCACAAGGATCATTAGATCTCACATCAGGTAAACAATTGTATGCACATGCCACTATAGCATCAACGTTAAAGTATCTTGACTATGATACAGTCTTTTTACAACCAAAGGATTATATTACCAATGGTGACTATGAAGTTAGTGGATCAGCAAGTATAACAGGGTGGACAACTGTATCAGGAAGTCCTGCAGCAAGTTCTAAATTTGGCAACACATTAAAACTTACAAGTGCGTCAGTAACACAAGAAATAACTGATTTAGTTGTTGGAAAAATTTATGAGGTTGTTGTAAAATTAACAGGGGCTACAATTGTTTAC